GTATCAAAGTTGGCCGCATTGGCCACGGTGACTGCGCCGGTGCTGACTACGCCCGCTTCAGCGACGGCGGGAACAATCAGGCCAGTGCTGAGACTTTCGCCGAAAAACAGATCATTCAGCATCTTGCCGTTGAGCTGCGCCGTTTTGGCCTTGCCGGTGAGTTTGGATGTGCCCTGCTTGATATCAACCGCGAATTTTGACTGACCATGCAGCGATTTCGTAGTGGACGTGATGTCCACAGACACATCCTGCAAGGTGCCGAATTTGTGCATTGCCTGTGCCGAAATTGATCATGATGCGTCTCCTGTCATTGGTTTAAGTAGTGCTATTTTCAGCGACTCACGCGCCGCCAGAATTTGATTGTGATTCTCCGCTTGCCGCAGCACCGGAATATTCGCCTGCAAACTTTTACTTTGATATTTCTTGCTCGTGCCATGATGGCCTCCTGTTAATCCTAAAATCCGCTGTCCAGACGCGCCTGGTAATGCATTTCGATTGGCCGAATGAACCAGCCGTAGTCGCCATTCTCTGAGCCGGATCGCCCCAGCAATGGCAGTGCTTTAACCAAGAGCCAAATGCCATCAATTCTTTGCACAGTGCGTTGGCCGACTGCTTTGGATACGGCCTTGTTTAATCGGTTGATTGCCGTGGTGACGGATGCATCCGATGCGCCTTTTCGCACATAGCCAATCACCGGCACGGAAAAAATCACCTTGACCAGATCACCGGACATGCGCTCCACCCGCTCATTTTCACCATCGCCGTTATCTTCCACGATGAGCGTGTCGAATTCAGCATCGTTCATTTCTTCGATGGTGTGAAGATTGCGTGATATTGGGGAACCCAGATCAACAGCGTAACCGTTGGCCGTGGATATAGTGCCAAGGATTTCGGCCAGTTTGGCAACGCATGTTTCACGATCAGACATGGGCTATCCGCTTCAGGGCGCGATTCTCGCCCTGGCGTACAAGCTCAACAATGCGGGCGCGTTTCTCTTTCAATGCAGGATGCATGAAGGGTTGCGCCTCGGTGCCGTTGGCCTTAATTGATCGGGCGATCAGAAATGCCGAACTCTTGATCGATCCATGGGCGGGTTTTATGCGTTTAACGCGCATCCATTCAATGATGTGCTGACGGCTTGGGAGTCGGCCTGCACTTGTACCGTGCTCAACATCATAAGCGTAGTTCATGCCGGCCATCACATAATGCTGCAGGCTGAATGTTTTGCCCTGTTTGATGCTGTTGGCCAGATGGCTGAAGGCTTTCGGGCTTTTGCGCTTGGCCAGACGCGCCACTTCATGCGCGGCACGGGATAATGATCTATCCACTTCAGCCTGGAGAATACCGGGGGCTTTGGCCATGCTGCGCAATAACGCTTCGGCACCGATCATTTTAACCGATACGGCACTCATTTGGCTTGCGCCTCAAACATATCCATGAGCTGCTTGAATAGTGCATTCGGCGTGCCGGTCATGCGGCCTCCGGATATGCCATCGCGCATGGAAACCGGTTTGTGCATATTGCGGGTGGCCATCTCTTTTGCCGCTTCGGCTTGCGCACGCAGCAATAGCAGTGCCCGATCTTCGGGCTGGATGGTGGTGTTGCCATTGGCATCAATCTTGTGCGCTGCGAAATAGCGGAACGGGCAGGTGGAGCCGAGAATATTGATCTGGTGCAGCGATGGTGCCGGATTAAATAGCAACTCGCGTGCGCCGGGATCTCCGATAATGTCCAGACGCGGCAATGCGCCGGGGAAGTTGTTATCCCATGGCTTCAGATCACGCTTCTTGTTGCGACCCCATTGCAGGGAATGCTCATCAATGGCATCGGCTGGCGCAGCATAGCTATCCTGATCTGCTACCAGCGTGACTGATCCTGATCGCACACGCGGACGCACGCGCCCGAAATCGAGCGCGGCATGATCCAGATGCCGGATAAAATCCGCATCGATGGGCGAGGTAAAAACCGCAGCCGCATCATTGAGCGATGATTTCAAATCGGCAACCAGATCGTCCTGCGACATTGAACCGGCCATGGTTAATCAGCGTCGCCTTCAGCGCGATTCAGACGCTCTTCGGCAATGGCTTTGCTTACGCCCTGGCGATTGCTGGCGACTACTTCGGCCTGTTCAATGAGATCAAGCTCATCATCACTCAAGCCGGGCAATGCCTCGGTGATTTCAGCTATATTGCCGTCCAGAATATCCAGCAATGGATCGGACTGGGCTTCGGGTTCGGCCTGCTCATTGCCCTCGTGGGCTGTTGGCAGCATCGATGGGTCAACCATGCGCGTTTCATGCGCAGGGACAGTTTTGTTGCCGATATGGACGGCATGATCTTCATCATTGGTAAAAGGGATTTCTTGCATATTCATCTCCGTATCTGTTTGGGTTGAGGATCAAGGCTTGATAAATAGCAGCAAAAAAGGGGAACTGTGATTTCTTCATTCACAATTCCCCTTTCGCTATTGCTTTTATCTGCCTGTTGCAGAATAGGCCAGCACGCTGGTCAAACGGTTGCGCAGAGGTGTTGGCAACTTGATGGCGTTGTATTCCTCACCATAAGCCACTTTCTTGCCTGTTGGTTTACCATTGGCACCAACAGCTTCAAACGGCTGACCCGTTTCAAACGGTTTGACCACGGCATAGCCGATCAGACCCGCTTCACCCATGATGATACGCTCATCACCAAGATCGATGCCCGGCGCGTTGGTGCCGAATGCTTCGATAGCCTTGATGGTTGAGAGATCACCCTTGCCGGACAGAGCCGTGCCGTTGCGAGCTTGTGATTCCACAAAGGCGCGGGCATTGGTGATGGTGTCGTTCAGGATCGGACTCATCAGCATGAACATATTGTCGGTGTTGATGAATCGATCACCGGAGAGGATGGCCTTGCGTGCGCCAACTGCCCGGAGCAGACCATTCAGATGATCTTCCAGCGTGGACCCTGTAGGCACATCCAGATCGAACAGCACCACATTGGTAGCCAGGCTGTAGGTGACAACGAGTGCAGTTGCGTTTGCAGGAGCTACAGCAACGCCGGCCTGATTTACAAGCTGGATATATCCCAGATTGTGACTGGTAACGCGGAAATATGTTCCAGCCGTCTGCGTGCCTGTGCCATCATATTCAACCAGTGCAGTACCACCGAGGGTGACAGTGATCGGGTTCTCGGCATTGCCAACATTGTTTCCGGTCAAATCCTTGACCTGATGCGGACGCACAATCGGGAATGATGTGGTCTTGAACGTGCTGGTAGAGCCGTTGACCTGCGATGTCAGCGTATTGCTCTGCGCTGTGGCACCATAAGCATCGGCGGAGCGTTGCAACTCGTTGGAGATGCGGCGGGCTACCAGTTCACGAATGATGCGGGCATTGGACTGCACGTTGCGTGCGTAAGCATCCCAATCAATCGCGCCATTGTTGCGGCTGAAGAAAATCACCTCATTGGAGACGTTCAGCGCAATCTTCATCGCGTTCACATAAGCCAGATCATTGTGCTGGGTGATGGATGCCCCGTTGATTTCCTGACCTTCGTAGGTGATCGCATCATTGGTGATGCCAGACATATCGCGCAATTCATACGGGATATTGACCACTGCCGATGCGTTGAAATCAGTGATGGCATTGACCAGACTCAGAATATTGAGATCGGACAGGGCTTCACGGATGACCGTGCGTCGATAGCCAGCGGGCAAGCTGGTATCACCAATGCCGGTTGCTCCACCGGCCAGCATCTTGCGCTCGTCGGCCAATTCAATGGCATGATCCACATCAAACTGAGCCAGCACGCGTTCGCAGAACTGATTCAGATCCAGAACCGGCGGCATGATAACCCAGGGCTGAAAGCTGCTGCGCAATGGAAACATCATTGCCGTGTGAAATCTGACGTTCGGCGAATTTCTTCACCTGCTTATCAGACATTTCCGGCGTGATTAGGTCGGAGTCTTCACAGAGTTTCTTTTTCACATCAGCGGACAAGCCTTCGGCCTTGTTGATGGTTTTGGTGAATAGTTTCACCTTGGCATCGCGATCTTCGGTCAGCTTCACGGCTGCGGCATCGCGATCTGCGAGGGCTTTGGTGACGGCTGCGTTGATGTCGTCAGTAGTCAGACTTTCCACCTTTGTCTGCTGACTGTCTGTTTTTGCCAGGGCAACCGCTGCAGCTTCAAATTCGGCTAACTGCTTCTTGGCTGTTTCTTCTGTGGGGTTTTCACCCAGGGCAATGCCGTAAGCTGTTGCCATCGTGTTTTGAGTTGACTCACTCAGTGCCATAATGGCAGATGATGCTGCGAGCAAGGCGAGATATTTTGATTTCATGATTTTTGTCTCCTCTGAAAGTGTTTTTGATTTTATGCTTTTCAATGCCTTAATCAGGCTGCTGGGCGGATTGGAAATTTCGCCGGTTAGAATAGATGAGAGTGTTCCGGCAGACCTTCCAGCGTCGGCACTTATGTGGGATAGAGCCGTGGATATTTCTTCCAGGCTCATGCCAGAATCCTGCAGTCGCTTAATTTCGTGGCGCGCGGAAGCACCTGTTCCGGATCCCTCTTCTCCTTTTGTTTGCATGAGAGTTTTCTCCTCTTCGTATAGCTGATTGATAAGTTCAGGGTGGATGTAAACAGGAGACGCTCCGTTTTGTTCCGCCAGTTCAACAGGATCGAGATGCTTGATCACCGGACGCACGGTGAGTGCGGCACCCAGCAATGTGGGGCCGTGCTTGTTGCCTTTCTCGTTGTCTTTGTAATCAGGGTGAAATTCAGCAGACAGATACTTCATGCGTTTGTTTTTTACGGCTTCAATGCCCTGGGGAGTCCATTCCACCAGTGCCCGCAGTCGGTTGCCTTCAACTTTCAGATCCTTGATATCGGCAGCGGCTCCGCCTTTGATGTCGTGATTGAGATCAACCACGATATCCTGACCATAGGTGCCCTTGTGAAAATTGGAGACCATGGACAGCAGCATTTCGTTGGTGATGTCAAAGGAGCCATAGCGCGGATCAGTGAATGAACCTGTACGCGTGAGAGTGATCCAGCTTGTCTTCTTGCCATCGGCCAGGGTCACACTGACACCAGACAGGAAACGCACTGCCTGAGCGGAATTTTCGGACAATCTGAAGATCACGGATTTCTGCATGCCCGAATGCAAGCAGAAGAGGCGGTCAACAAATATACCAGTAATGTGGCACGCTAGAACGGGAGTATTAAAGGAAAAACGGTGATTTTAGGAAAAAAGGATAAAGACTTTAGTCAAAGACATTGAACCACAAAGACACGAAGGCACAAAGGGAGGCAAAATCTTTTAGGGTTTTCTTTGTGCCTTTGTGTCTTCGTGGCGGATGGGTTTTAGTTTTCTTCTTCCAGAACGTCGCCAACTTCGCCGGATTCAAAGAAAGCCAGGGCCTCTTTGGCAGAGGTGTTTCCGTCCAGAGCCTCTTTCTTGAGATTTTTAATCAGCTCTTCATCAGTTTTGCTGGTTAGTAAATTCATAACCATCCAAGTTCTCCCATGCGCGCATCGATTTTATCAGCAATCGGGACAAAATCAGCATCTGACCATTGGGACGGTAGACCGATTGCTTCATTGTCAATCCTGATCTGATCAAGTTGCTTTAGCATTATACCATCACCACTCTTTTTTGCAACCCACTGCGAATAAGCGCGCGCCCACATTTCCTTCTCGGTAAGTAAGTATCTGGCATATTTTCGCGCCTTGGGAGAAATTCCACCACTCTGCAATGCCATGTTGATGGTGTTGATTGCATCGCTTCCCTTCATGGCTTTGACAATATCGGACATCGCACCGCTTTCGGTCGCAAATGCTTTCTTTCCACCAATCCCCTCCAGGTCAATAAAGTGTCCGATCTCATGGGCGAGCGTAAACTCCTTATGATCGCCGTATGATGATATTGCTATCTTCGTGGCTTTGCCACCTTTCCTGTAAAATGCACCATAAAATTTCTTTGATACAGACGGCTTGACTGGAATCACAGGCAGATCCCCGTCTGTATGTATCGAATCGATCACGCCCAGAACATGCGCCACCTCGCCTTTGTATGAGAGCGCATCAAGCGCGTTACTGACGGGGGTATGGATGCCACCTGACCCTAAAGGCGCAACCGGAGATGCTGGCTGTTTTGTTAGTGCCTCAATATTCACACCTTTCCTCTCCAGTCGTTTTTTGATGGTTTTCCATGGGGTGGATATGGCGGATTCGGGGATGTGGCCGGCATCGAAGGCGGCGCGTTTTTTTTGGCCACCGAGGATGGAGGCGCGTAAGCCCGGCGGTTGCGCCTTGAGGAAATCGGGGCGGGTCTGTTTTCCGGCTTTGTCGGCTTTGCTGACTTCATCGGCAAAGACTACCTCGGTGAAGCTGATGGTGTTCGGGTGGGCTGGCCATGGGTTTTTGCCTTTGGGATAAACGCCGGGGCCTAAGCCGTAGCGATTGACGCGTGCGTGCATGTTGCAGATGTCCGGGGTGCGATGGTTCGGACTGAGTAGGAAGCGGGTGCCGATGGTGTCCGGGTGTTCAAAGGATGCGGCTTGATAGGCTTCGCCGTGGGCGCGGTTGATTTCGGTGCGGAATAGGCGCATGGCGTTGTAGCGTGGGGAGCCATCGGCAAAAAGTAGCGCGTTGCCTGCTTCGCGACTGATGCGGGCGGCGTTGGCTTTGCCCATCTTGGCGAGCAGCTCGGCGGGGATGCGGTCGCCACGCTTTAGAAATTCATCAGCGGCTTGTGAGGCGGAATAGCCCTGCACCACGGCCTGTTGGACGGCCTGACCGACTACCTCGCGGGCATGGCGATCAATGCGCCAGATGCGGTCGGATAGTTGCAGGCCATCTTCAGCGATGAAATTGCGCACGAATTGCACGGCATCATGATTGACCTGCATCAGCACACCGGCATCCACCACCGCATTGAACGGCACCGTGGCAGCGGCGGCAGCCTGATCGAATCCAGAGGATAATTGGCGATCCATTTCGGCACTGAGTTGGGAGATACGGGTTTCCACCTGATTCAGCAACTGCCGCATAGCCTCCAGCCGAACATGCCCATCACCAGCAGCAGCGGCAGCAATATCCGCCGCAATATTATCCGCCGCCTGCCGATAGATCGTATCCAGATCATTCAGAGCCTTGGCATCAATCCGCCGCAAATCAGCCCGCGACCGCTTGCTGGCGCGCTTAATCGCCGCCCGTTTCCCCGCCGGAGTCTTAGCAATCTCAGCCATCAGTCAAAACCATCCCACCACAAAGACACAAAGAAAATCCTAAAAGGTTTTGACTCCCTTTGTGTCTTTGTGTCTTTGTGGTTCAAAGTTTTGGTTTTCATTTGTTGGTGATCGCGGTGGCGGATTCGCCTTTGGGTGCGTTGCCGGGGGTGATCGATACGCGTTGGCCGGGTTTGGGGTTCATGTTGTCCGGTTGCGGGTAGGGATCGTGGCGTTTGTTTTGTTCGTCCAGTTGATCACGGATTTGATCCGGGTCTTTGCCTAGCATGCGCCAGATTTCATCGTTTGGCGCGCCAAGTGCCTGCCATTTCAGGGCGCGGTCGGTGGTCTGGTTGGGGGTTTCGGTCTTGCGTTCAGCGAAGCCCAGTGTCATTTCCACATGCTGCGGAAATAGTCCTTTTTCAAATCTTCCAGAATATCGCGTGCCAGGCCATCATCATAGCCAAACAGACCCTTGGGCGCGGGTGCGCCAGCAAAGAATGTGTCCAGCAGATAGGAGACATCGGCAATCTGATCCAGATTGGCATCGCCGGTGACAGACTTCACATCGCCATCACCGCGCACATAGAAATCGGTGGTGATGCTGGTCATATCCTCCTGATTGCGCGCAATGTATGCATCCACATGTTCATCGGCCATGCCCTTGAGCAGGTGCGCTGTGCGCTGCGGGGCGCGTTGGCGGCGGCGGATCACCAGATCTTCTTCCGTCATGCGCAGTTTCTTCCAGACTTCGCGGGATGCATCCATATATGGCCGCCCCATGCTGCCCATATCGTCAAAGTTGTTCGGGTCCATGCGCCCCAGCGACATCTGGAACAGGGCAAAGTGTGCCAGCGTCTGGCCAGACATCAGATCGACCTGCTTGAATGCTTTGGCTGGATCTTCAAATACGCCGTTGCGATTCACCACGGGGATGATGGTATCGGCAGGCATGCGCAGCCCGGCGGCGATGTGTCCGCCCTCCGACATCACCCACTGAAAGGCAAGATTGCCCTCCATGAACATGCCACGCGCATCAGATTTGAGTTTCTGCGGATTATTCAGCCTGCAACGCCGCTCGAAATCACGCCATGCACTGCGCACCCGCTTATCCTTGCAAGTGAGAATCAAACCGGATTTAACGGCATCGCGTGCCGTGCGATTATGAATGCGCTTCACCCGTCCATCGTTGCGATCCATATCGCGGATATCCATAATCATGGCGCGCAGCTCTGCATCTACCCAGAACTGACGATACATGTACCGAATCGAATCCTCCGGCGTAGCCCGCCGCCCGATCTCCGATGTGCGCGGATGCTCCGTATCTTTCACCGTTTCTTTCACGATCTCAACCGGTGGCTGCTTCCTAAACCAATTCAATCCAAGCATATCATTCTCCTTTCAACATTTTAAACCGACAATCTTTCACCACAAAGACACAAAGACACAAAGTAAAATCATATTTTCATACCGATGAATGCTGTGTTTTTTTCCCACCGTAATTTTTTCGGGTTAAATTCAGGGTTTATTTTTCGGTTAATACTCACACGAACTTCCCCATTTCTGACAAATTCAGCGTCGCCAGGATCACTAAAAACAGCTTCATAGTAGTATCTGTTCGCAGATGCACCTCTTCCACATGGGCGGCGTAATATTCTCAATGGGATAACATCCGTTTCCTTTCCAATGTTCTGATACATTCCAGAACTGACGTAGTTCCGAGCTTTTGTTGCATACAAAACCCTAATTCTAGTTTGCCTTTCCTTTGTGTCTTTGTGTCTTTGTGGTTCACGATTTTGACTATTCACGCCGTCGCCTCCATGAGTTGCTCTCGGGTTTGTTGGGTCACGGCGATTTGGGTTGGCATCAGGCTGACTGCGCCGCGTGTCATCAGGCCCCATGTGCTGGCCATTTTGGCATCGAACAAATCGTCTCCCAGTTTTGGCTTGACCATTTTATAGCTGGAATAACTGCCCTTGGTTGGCTCCACGCGGATATTGGCGAGCTGACGCAGCAGCAGTTTCATATCTTCGGTTTCGGGTAGTTCTTCGGCATCATCCACATAAGCCATGGCGGCGTGGTTGTTGTTGAACAGGCTGCGCACGCCCTGCGCCATCTGGTGCTTGATCATGCCTTCAAAGCGGATGGGCTTAAATGCCCACTCGCTCCAGGTGGTGGCTGTGCTTTGGCCTTCGCCGATGGTGCGGCGGTCAATATCGGTCAAGCCTTCCAGGAACAAATCATCATTCAGGGCGGTGAGCAGGCCGATTCCGTAGGCATCGCCGTTGGCAATATC